TGGGACGCTGTTGCACATGATGAAATGTGACCAGCTAAAACAATATTCTCAGTTGCGTCAGTAGCTAATGTACCAGCAGCATCTGTTAATGTTACCTGATCGATTCCACCAGAGCTATTTAAAGCTGTAGACTTGTAACATCTAAAACCCGCAAGAGTTCCGACTGTTGCAAGACCATTTCTTAGAGGAGATGTACCGTCGCCAGTTACCTGAACTTCAGCAATCTTGTTTCCTGCTTGGAAAACTTTCTCATAGAAAATTGGAGGTGCTACAAACCATCTGTTCTCTTCAGGTACAGACTCATCGTCAAGAAGTCTAGCCATAGCGAGCATCATATTGATACCTGCATCGTCTGTCTCAACGTTGATAGGAGCAGCAGTTGTTCCTAATGTACCTGCAGCGGCAGTAGTTGTTAAAGTTGTACCTGATACTGCAGATGCGGCAATTCCAGCACCGTCAGATAAGGTTTGAAGAACGTTTGCATCGAACTTTCTCTTTAGAGCATAAGCACCTGAAGAAGTTGCTAGTGCTTCAAAGTTAATGTGAGAGTGTCTCTCTTCGATGTCGTCTATTTTGAATGCGAAAGCATTGGCTTGGTCGACAGTCAATGTAATTTGATCGTCTGCCAAGTCTTGTGGGTTAACTACAGAACCTCTTGAATATGCGGACACAGTCAGTGTTGGTTCTTTCATTATGTTAACAGTATCACCAAAGTTTTCAATTTCGCCAGTATAGTCGGTATTCGTAATATCTTCTGCAACCGAAGCTCTACGGAAGAACTTGAGAACTTTTTGGCTAAAGATTTCGGGAGCAAAATTACCTGACGGTAAATTATTGTACCCTGAAGCTGAATTAAAAGCCATTTTTCTATCCTTCCTCTATTTGAGGTTAGTTATTGAGTTATTCGCCCTTCTTGTCGTGCTAGGTCGATTTCTTTTTCAAGTTTCTCGAACTCCCACGGCTTAAGCTTGGCGATGTCTGATACCTTCCAAATCTTTTTGTTTGCATTCTTGTCAATCGGGACTTCTCTAGAACTTGGTGTCCTGACTGCTTCGGCAGCAGACGCATTAGATTTATTAGGTTTCGTTTTTAAGCCAGTATCGGCTTTGTAAAGGTCAAGAACTCTGATTGCCCATTTGCTATCAGTATTGTTTTTAGTTATACCCTCAGAAATCGATTTTGGCTGTTCATCAAGCCACAAGAGAAACTTCTCGTCATTCCTAATATCATTAAAATCAGGATGTGCGGCAAGTAACACTTTGTATGCACTTTGAACTTCCATCTCCTTCTCACGACCTTTTATAGTTTCAAGTTCCTTCTTTAAACTTTCAGATTGTTCTTGAGCTTGCATTGCCGCTACGGTTTGCACTACGGCATACACGTCTGGATACTTACTCTTAAACTCCTCTAGTTCGTCTGGACTTTTTGGAAGTTTGATTGAAGGGTCTAAATCCATCTGCTGTGCAGTTGTTTTCAAAGCTTCTTTCTCGTTCTTCCATTCTTGTAGTTTATTGTCATAATGTTTCTTTAGATCATCATAACGTTTTTTGTAGTCGTGTTCAGGACTCTCTTCCTGCTTAGTTTCCACAAAACCTTCCTGTTGGGTAGCTTCTTCTTGAGTGCCAACGTCTTCTTGTTTTGCTTCTACTACTTCATCATCCTCATCTTCCTTATCAACTTCCTCTCGGTACTTGTTTTTGTAAAGATTTGGATTGTTAATCACTCCAAAGGAGTCATTGGGTTTAAATGCTCTCGCACCTCTTACTTGTTTTGCCATTGTTTTTTACCTCATAATATGCAGTGCCACATGGCTGCGGGTAGCTGCTTCGGTTTGTCAGGGCCACTTATGTGGGTAGCTGACGAATTATCTGTAAAACGAATCAGGTTGTCCCATCGTTTCACTTGATATTCTTCCACCTTTTTCGGGTGTTCTACTATAAAAGTCGTGATCTCCTATAGTTGTAAAATATTCGTTTCTTTTATTTGATTTTAATCTATTTGATGCTTCGCCTACCCTAGCATAAGTAAATACATCGTCTCTTAATTTATATCGCTCCATATCAGGCTCAGTCTCTAAAGCATTATCGGCGGCATCTAAAGCTCTTTGCCAATACTTATTGTTTAACATCTCGGACAGTCTTGGCTTTAGATACTTAGGCTCAAGACCTTCGTAAGAAAACATTTTACTTCCACTGCCTTTATTTGATCTTGCTTTTAATACATCTTTTAATGTATTTTGATTTTTAAATGAATATGTTTTATCTTTTAATCTGTTTAAAGCAGTTTCACCTATTCCTCTCATAGCATCTGGAGAATCTTTAGACGCATATGATTCAGCAAATATCATCATAGCTAGTGCATCTCTGTTAGGTAAAGTATCTATTGCTTTTTCTACTGAACCTCTAGTTATGTTACGTTTAGATATAAGATCTTGTATAACTTTTTTAGTCTTAGGATTTATTGGCTCAAGTACATTTACTCCATATTTTTCTTCAATGTTGCCACCTTCTTGCATACTTATAAAACCACCTTCTGCTACCTGTCTAGCTTGTGGTTTTTCTTGTTCTTCAGATTCTTCTTGTCTACGTGCTACTTCTCTTTTGCCACGATTATTTATCTTTTCTAATCTATCGTATCCTATAACTTTAGCTATCTCAGGTGGTACAACAACTTCTCCACGTGAGATCATTATTTCAACTTGTTCTTTACTAGGTACTTTAGCTGCTTGAGCAGTTCTGTCTGTTCCTGCATCTGTATCTGCTTGAGCAATTATCTCATAAGCTTCGATCAACATTTGTTTTATATCTTCTTTACCTGCAAACTCTACAGCAGGTGCGTTGATTACAAATGTTCCTTCAGGTACTTCTTTAGGTATATCGTCGGCTATGGTTTGTTGTTCAGTAAACTGGTCTGGTGGTCCTCCAATAAATCCCATCTCACCAGTAGGTACTTGTTGTTGTGCGGGATCACCACCCATCTGCATACCTATTCTTCCGCCAAAAGCTACATCTTCTCCGCCCATAGTATCAGCACCACTATCACTACTACTGCTATCACTGCTATTGTCATCACTATTGCTGTAACCATACCCACTATCTATGCTACCTAAACCACTCGTAGCTGTATCTGTTGTTCCTAGACTGCCAGAAGAGGTATTAGTGCTACTATTATCATCGCCTGTACTAAATACACCCGTCGAACTAAACTGTGAACCTGCGGGAGCTGCACCAGTTGGTTTACCTGTTGTAGGATCATACGATGAATAACCTACTCCTGCTTGAGCTGCTTCAGTTGGACTACCAAACGTATCTACACTTATAGTAGATGGATCACTTATAACACTTGTAGCTCCAATGCCACCAAACGGTTCTACGGCTTCTGAATAAGCTTTCGCTTCTTCCATGTCAGCCATAAACTGACTAGGTGAGTACTGGTGAATATCGGGTACATTTACACCAGTATAAGTCAAGCCACCAAATATCCCCGGCTCAACACTAACTAGACTTCCACCATAATATCCCTGTGCGTATCCCGGAACTCCTTGTGCTACTTTGTCTGCAACGCTATAATGCGTTGACATTAAGGACTGAGACACTTGTCCAAGCAATCCACTTCCCATTGCAACGTTTTGTCCGTACGGATCTTGCATTGAAGGACCAATTACTCCTGAGATTGCTCCGAATACAGGACCACTAAGTACACCCGCTATATTTGCTGCTGTTTTTGCTGCTCCCATTTGTCCTGCCATAGCCAGACCTAAAGGTGCTGTCTGCATTACTCCTTGTGCTACTGCATCAGTAGAAAATCCTGCAATCGCCGCACCAACTGGATTAGACTGTGCAAAATCAGCTTTAGCTCTGTCCATTTCTGTTTCAAATGCCACCTGCCCTACTGTTTGCCCTGTACCTACTCCTGCAATATCCATCATCTCTTGTGCATCAGCTATGGATTGGGATGGACCTGTGGCTGATATACCCGAAGCTCCCAAACCACTCATATCTGCTACTTGAGTACCAATAGATGTAACATCACTAGACTCAGATTCTTCTTCTCTTTTTTCTAGAGATGTTTCGACATCAATATTGTTTTCTTCCAAAGCTTGCTTAGATCGTCTTCTATTTCTAGCTCGACTTAGTAAAAAATCAAATTGTTGGTTTCCAGTACTAAATGCCATTATTGCTTTTGACTTTCTCTACATTACTCTTCAAACTGAGGAGCGTTTCCAGTAAAACCAGCTTCCCCTGCAGCTGGCGTAGCTCCGACTCCGATTGTGCCATCGCCAGCCCCTTGACCGTTAGATCCTTGAGGTTGAGGAGGTACTCCTCCAGCCCCGCCCATATCTGGGGATTGTTGACCAGTGGGGCTACCTTCACCGCCTGTTCCTTGTTGAGCATTCTGTTGCATTCCTTTCAATATCTCTGCGTAAATCTGTGCTTCGTTTACGTCGTTGACTAAACTATCTGGATCAATATCTTGTGATATAGCCAACTCTCTCATTAAATTCGGTATCTTAACAAACGGTGCTAATGTTGGGTTCATCACAGTTTGCAACAAAGCAGTTAATCTTTGACTTCGTACCTCTTTTTGCATCACTGCAGCTACCCCACGAGGTTTGATCTCAAGATCTCCCTCAATGTCATCTGCATCGTCGTTGAACTGCATGTTCCATTGAAAATAAGCTTCACCCATTGGTTTCAGTAGATAATCGTCGATGTTCTTTATAACTGTTTTCATAGACAAACCTGCAGAACCCATCAACATAGATAAACCTGAAGCGGTACGTCCTGTTCCTGTTACACCTGTCTGTCCGTGCATAATTGATGGTATGCCTGTTTCTTCATCTGCTAACTGGCGAGATATTTGATACATCTGTATGTTTTCGCCTGCAGTGTTTGGAAATTTAAGACCATTGATTGCAGTTCCAGTAACCCCAGATTGTCTGCGGAATATCTTTCCGGGGAATATGTCCATGTTTTGTCCGGGAACTAAACTTGCTTCATCTACGTCAAATACAAGATTACCTGCAAGTGCTAAGTTGTCAATAGCCATTCTTACGTGACCATTCATAAGCATCTGTGCATCTTCCATATTTTCTGCTACACCAACACCCCACATTTGATATGGATTGACTTCATATGGAAATACTTGATAAGGTATTCTTGATGGTGTAAATGGATTAAGAACACATCTAAGTATCATTGTGCCACAAACCCATACGTTTACAGGTATTTGATCTAGCTCTGATATTCCTTGAGGTAGCTCTAGTCCTGCTTCATCAGCAAACTTAGCATCAATTACACCCCAATACTCTAGAACTTCAAATCTATTTTCCTGATAGTATGGCTCAGTCTCATCTTCACGAATAGTATCTTCGTAGTACTTATCTTCGTAGTTAGGACCTTTTGCAAGACACTCTTCTACGGCTTCCATGTCGAAATGAGGTCGCTGTGATAAAGCACGAAGTTGTTGCCTATTCATGCGATGTCTTTGTATCACGTATTCACAGTCATCTATACTTGTAGCTGCTGGATCAGGATGAAAATCCCACACGGATACAGACTCTATTTTAGGCACTGCCTTTTCGTAAGGCATGTACTCCCTGTTACCTTCTTCATCTCTTTGCCACTTGTGTACTTTCTTGTTAAAGTTGAAAGGACCTTTAACAATTCCTGTACCAAGTAGAGATGCTTCAAATATAGCATGTCGGAATACATTAACTGCATTTGTATCGAGCAGTTGATCGTGGATCATCTGTTCCATTTTACGTGCAGCTTCACCAGATGGACTTATCTGAGGTTCTCCTACTTTTGAAGGACCTTCGACAAGAGGTGCATTCGGAAATTTGTCAGCCATACCACCTAAGAAATCCATAGGTGTTGCTTGAGTTGCTCCCGGAGGTAGTTCTCTACCATCCCCCTCGTAGCCATACATATCTTGTGGCGGAGGTGGTGGTGCTACCTGATCAGCAGGAGTTTCCAAATGAGCAAACTTTGCTATACCTTCTGGTACGGGTGTATCTTCTACAACAATAGGAAACTTCTTGTTGGCAAATAATATGTCAACAATCTGCCCATATGCTGCAAGAACTTTGGTTTTGGTTATTCTGACAAATACTTTTGATCGTTCAGAATCACGATATTGTGTACTTGAATCGTAGATGCCACGAAAGTTTTTATAGGCTTGTAGCCATCTATGTTCGTGTGAACGTCTGCCGTTTTCAGAATCTTCAAGTCTACTCTTTATGTATCCTGCAAGTCCGGGCATGATTGTCCCTGCATTGGACATAGCTGTAGGTGTATCGGATTCTTCGTCTGAATTTAAAAAGTTGTCAGCCATAAATAAGTCCTAGCCAAAGTAGTTTTTGTCGTCTGCCATAGTAAAGAATGCACTTTCAACAGTCGGCTTTGACTGCTTCTTTGGCATGTCAGATTGTAAGTCGTAGTTTTCGATTGATGTAGTAAAGTCTGCACCTTCACGAGTTAATTGATCTGCACCCATTTGATCATCGACTGAAGTCTTGTCGCTGTTCATTATGTATGCGGCACCATAGTTGTAGTTGTTGTTTGGCATTGTTGTCTCCTATATACCAGTTACATAATACCCTGTTCATCAGGGATATCCTTACGTAGAAGATCACTCATTTGTTGATCCATTGCGTAATTCATTGGATTCGTTGTAGCCATGTCTTGCTTAGATGTTTCTAAGCCCATAGATGTCATATTTGCGTATTGATCGTCAGATATAGTTCTGTATTCTGTTGTCGGATCAGTAGCTTCAAGCTCAGAGCCTGCACCTGCAGGGCTTGATTGCATTGCAAATCCTACTGCAGCTCCCGGGCCTGTTCCTAATCCTTTTTCAAGCAACAATTCACTTGCCATAGCTGTTCCAGCCCCCATTGGGTCTTGTACAAGTTGCCGAACTGTTTCTACTCCTAATGCACCTGCAAGTACTTTCACTCCTTTGTCTGACAGCACATCCCACGCTTTATCAAACGCAGATTTAGCCTTGTCACTAAGTTCAATTGGAGATCCTTTTGGTGGTATCTTCTTCTTAGGTGTTTTTGTTGGTTGTACATCTTGAGTAGCCGTTAGTTCACTCATTTGTTCATTTAAAGCTTGTAGTTTTGCTACCTGCTTTGTAAGATTACTTACTTTACCTTCAACCTTCTTGCTGAGTATACTTGCAGTTTTATTTACGTCTGCTGCTGTTCCTTCAACTTGTAAAGTTGTATCTCTAGCTGTTTGTGATAGTATATCAGTAGGAGCAGAGAAAGGAATTACTGAGCTTTCCT